TCGTTCTCTATCGTGAGGCAACTCGCATCATGGAAGACGGTGAGCAACTCAGCCAAACCTACCACCGCACAAGCCTGACACCCGCACAAGACCTCACGGGTCACCCTGCCAATGTCGTGGCTCACTTCAATGTGGCTTGGACACCTGAAGTCGTTGCGGCTTATCAGGCTCAAGTGGCGGCTCAGGCGGCTGAACGTCAAAACCAAGGAACATGAGCATGAGCGCGACATTTACTTGGGCTATTGAGTGGATGAACTGCAAACCCACAGAGGGTTCATACACTGACGTTGTGGTCAATGCTGGCTGGCGCTGTGATGGTGTGCAAGGCGTTTACAGCGGTGCTTCGTACAGTTCAGCAACATTTCCAATGCCTGAAGGCACGTTCACCCCCTACGACCAACTCACACAAGCACAAGTCTTGGGTTGGTGCTGGGCAAATGGCGTGGACAAGATTGCAACTGAGGCGGCGGTTCAAGGGCAGATTGACAACCAAATCAACCCACCAATCGTGCAACAACCTTTGCCTTGGGCAACGCCTGCGGCATAATTGAAGATGGGCAAACCGCTGGCCCTAACAGCGGCAATTACACGGAGAGTATTTCATGCAAAAAATTGCACTTTCAACTGAGTTGGTCAACGCAATCCTGCAATATTTGGGCAATCAGCCCTTTGTTCAGGTTCAGCAATTGATCAACGGCATCCAGCAAGAGGCGCAAGCCCAAGTTGCACCCCCAGCCCCTGCTGACGTGACAGTCGTAGAGTAAAGCGGTAATTGCTTCATGGAACAAATTCAGGAACTTGCCACTGAAACCGACAAGCGCCTGAGCGTTCATGAGGCAATTTGCGCTCAACGATATGAGGGCATTCAAGCCCGCTTTGATGATGGTTCCAAGCGCATGAACAGGATTGAGTACCTCTTGTATGTAGTCATTCTTGCCGTGTTGCTTGGCCCCGGTGTAGCCGCCGACTTTGTCAAAAAAATTATAGGGGTGTGATATGAATTGGGCAGATGTTTTAAAAGCAGTCATACCCATCATTGTTGCGTCCCTTGCTTGGCTCTTAGGTCAAGTGAATGATTTTTCTACGCGCCTGACACGAATTGAGGGCGCTATGCCTGCATTGATTACCAAAGAGGGCGTCCCAACAGACAGTCCAATCTCTGCGGAGCGTCGAGCCATGATGAAAGAAAACTTGATGTTGCACATCAACGAATTGCAAGTCAAAGTCAGATTGCTTGAAGAACGCGAAAAGATGGTGAAAAAATGATTCCAATCGTTGCATCCCTACTAGGTACATTGGCTCAGAATGGTCTGGGCCTTTTGTCTTCTGCGATTCAAGCAAAGGGCAAGCAAGTTGTTGAAGAAGCCCTTGGTGTGAAGATTTCTGACAACCCATCTGATGCTGAAGTTGCCAAGTTGCGCCAGCTTCAGTTTGACCACGAAGAGCGTTTGCTTGAGTTGGGCATTGAGAAGGCTCGTATTGAGCAAGAAGAATTGCAGGCGTTGCTCAAGGCACAAGCAAATCAAGAGGACAACGTGTCTAAACGCTGGCAGGCTGATATGTCTTCAGACTCGTGGCTGTCAAAGAATGTGCGCCCCGGCACGCTTGTGTACCTCCTAACAGCGTATTTAATCTTTGCTCTGCTTGATGGCTACGGGTACAAGATAAGCGAGTCCTACGTCAACCTGCTAGGTCAGTGGGGGATGCTCGTGATGACCGCCTACTTTGGCGGTCGCACCGTTGAGAAGGTCATGGAGATGCGCAGAAAGGACAAAGAATGAGCCTGAGTCAAGAACAAGCCGCATTCCTGTTGGATACCTGCAAACTCATTCAATACGCCACTGAGCAGGGTTTTATGGTCACTGGTGGGGAGTTGTCCCGAACACCTGAACAGCAGGCTCTGCACGTCAAGGCGGGCCGCTCCAAGACCATGAATTCAATACACCTCAAGCGCTGCGCTATCGACTTGAACTTCTTCAAGGATGGGCAGATAATATGGGACAAGGGAATTCTTGCACCTTTAGGTACGTTTTGGGAGTCTTTGCACCCCAAAAATCGCTGGGGTGGCAATTTTAAATCTCTGGTCGATTGCCCGCATTTTGAGCGCAACGTCGGATAACGGAGAACAAAATGACAGTCGCAGCCGTAATGACGTATGACTCGCTGGTCGACGACATCCAGACCTATCTGGAGCGTACCGACCAGCAGACATTGGACAAGATTCCGCAGTTCATTATGCTGGCGGAGCAGATCATTGCGGCTGAGATCAAATTCCTTGGCAACCTGACTGTGGTCACAAGCACCATGGTGGCATCTGCCAATGTCATTCCAAAACCCGCACGCTGGCGCAAGACGGTGTCAATGAACGTAACCGTGGCGGGTCAACGTCAGCCTGTGCTGCTGCGCACTTACGAGTACATCCGCGAGTATTGGCCAAACCCAACCTCGACCGATGTGCCGCTGTACTTTTGCGATTACGACTACACGCATTGGCTGGTAGGCCCTACGCCTGCTTTGGGTTATTCCTACGAGGTACTTTACTACGAGCGCGTGCAGCCTTTAGATTCCTCGAACCAATCAAACTGGTTCACCCAGTACGCCCCACAGGCGATGCTGTATGGCACTTTGCTACAAGCGATGCCGTTCCTCAAAAATGACGAGCGCATGCCTATGTGGCAAAGCAATTTTGACAGAATCATTGAAGTCCTGAAGACGGAGAACGTCACTCGTGCCGCTGATCGTCAGGCGATTGTGAGGGATTCATGAGCTTTACCAGTCCATTTACAGGTCAGGTCATTCAACCGACCGACGTCTCTTATCGCGATATAACGCTGTCAGCCGACACAACCCTTTCTTGGCCAATCAACGGCAGCGATACCGACAACGCAGCCGCACGGGTTATGGACGTCACGTCGCTTTCAAGCGGCTTGGTGCTTTCTGGCGTTACCGTCACAGGTACGGCAGGCCAGTGCTCTTGCACCGCCACCCCAAGCTTGTTTGTTGGCCAAGCAGTTGTTGTCACTGGAGTTTCCACGGGCACTTCAGGCGGCATCACGACTGGCAACACCTACTACATCATTGTCACCAACGGCACGACGACCTTCACACTGTCGGCCACCTCGGGCGGCGCTGCGGTGGCCACAACGGCGGGCACGACGACTGGCCTGACGTTCACGCTGGATGCGTTTACCTTGGACATGCCGCCTGCAAATCAGGCCTCTGTTGGCATTGATGCGCTGTTCCGCAACGTAGGCTCCTACACCTTCACCGTCAGAACTTACGCTGGTGGCACGATCGTCACGATTGCTCCGGGCGAGGCCAAGTACATCTACCTCACCACCAACGCCACCACGGCGGGCACATGGGGCCTCATAGCCTTTGGCGTTGGCACATCCAACGTAGATGCAGCCACCCTTGCTGGTTTTGGCCTCAAGGCTATTTCCAACACGTTAAACTCAGCAAACGAGGTCAACACCTTTGCGTCCAGTTACACCGCACTTGACACTGACCGCGCATCCACCTACGTTTGGACGGGCGGATCTGGCACGCTGACGCTCACCTCTGCTGTGACGCTGGGCAACGACTGGTACATGATGGTCCGCAACGGCGGAACGGGGACGTTGACCATTGCTCCTGCTGGCGGCATTCTGATCAACGGCGCATCGACAATTTCGTTGCAGCCTGCTGACTCCTGCGTGATCTGCTGCTCTGGCTCTGCATTCTTCACGGTAGGCTTGGGCCGCAGCACTGAGTTCAACTTTACCCAGCTCACCAAGGCTGTGGTGAGTGGCAGCTACACCCTGACCGCATCAGAGGCGGCCAACACAATTCAAAAGTACACAGGGACCCTGACTGGCAACGTCACCATAGTGCTGCCACAAACAATTCAGGTGTACTACATCACCAACCAAACCAACGGTGGTGGACCCGGCTACCAGATCACCTTCACCACGAGCGGAGGCGGGGCTACGGCTACCGTCCCAGCAAGCCAGCAGGTGATCTTGCTGTGCGACTCGGTCAACTTGCTGAACGCCTCAACGATTGCCGCTGGTGCGGTGAACGTGTCTCTGGTGGATGGCACGGTGGGCGCTCCATCGCTTAACTTTGCGACCGAGACGTCAACGGGCATCTACCGCCCCAGCTCGGGCGAGTTTGGTATTGCAATCTTGGGCGTCAAGCTGTTTGGGCTGACCGCGACAGGGCTAAACATCCCGGGTACGGGGAACTTTACTGGGGGTGTTCAGGGCGGGACCTTCTAATGGCCGCCAAGGTTTTCTCCCTCGACACGCAGCCGGGTATTCAGCGCGACGGCACGGTCTTCGACAAAATGTTCTACAACGACGGCGAGTGGGTCCGCTTTCAGCGTGGCCGTCCTCGCAAGATCGGCGGTTATCGTGTCATTTCTGACCAGCTCACAGGCCCTTCACGCGGGATCTGGGTCAACGCTCAGAACGCCTTCACGTCAATCTTCAGCGGCTACAACAACGGCCTTCAGGTCCTAACCATTGACAACAATGGCGTGGGCGCAGGGGTGGGTAACTTTACCCTGTCCAATTTCACGCAGTCCAACTTGAACTTGTGGCAGTTTGACGGCTTCTATGACGTGGCGGGCACAGGCTTGCAGTCGCTGGTCGCGCACCCGGGGCAGAACCTTGCCTCCATCGGAAACGACAACGACACCCCAGTCCTGATTGGCGACATCACCGCCTTGACCATGAGTCAAGTTGGCGTGTTTACTGCCTCTGGCACAACAACAAATTTAAGCGCCACGGTGACCTTGGCAGCGTCCAACACCTTGATCGGCGCTGGCCAAACGGTGACTGGCACGGGCATACCCGCCAACACCACGGTGGTGTCCATCTCCACGACCACGCTGGTGATCTCTAACCCTGCCACGGCCT